GCGTCGGTGTCGTCGAGTAGGGCTCGACCCGCTGCTGTGCAGACGATTTCTTCTACCGGCCCAGACCCTCCGGTCACTCTTCCTAGAATTCTGTCTGTCGCTGATACGTTCTGGATTTTCGCGTAGGAGACAGCAGCGTCCGCTATGTCGCCATTCGCTACGCTCGATTTCGTTGCTAGAGATCCAAGACCGAGCGTTGATCTCGCAGCTGTTGCGTCCGAATCATCGAGCACCGCCTGAGAAAAGGGAGAGACATGCGCGATGATCTGATTCAACTTCTGCAATCCCACAAGCAGATCGTTCTCGCGCGAATTGGATGGAATATCCGTATCGTCGTCGGTGTTCGTAGTATTTGCTGCTCCAGTTGGCCAAGTCATACAATACCCTTTATAGAAACATCAATCAATGCGTCGGTCTGCGTCGGCGTTCCGTTATTGTCCCAGATACGGATCCAAACAGTTTGCTTATCGATCAGCTCGCATGTTACGTTCTGTCCTACGTTCTGAAGAGTTACGTCCACCTTCTTGATAACTGTGAAAGGTGTCGCAAAGGGTATCTTCCATCCACCTCCAGACTCATCAGTTAGCGTCGACGTATCCAGGTCTCCGATGATCTCTTCCGTGATCTTGGCACTCAATATCGTCCTCATGGACTTCAGCTTCGGGAATGTTCCGGTCGAAGTCACACGTATGTCGATATAACGCGCCGTGATTTGCGGACCCACCGCCGCGAACGACGAATAGGCCATGTCGTCGTCGGAATGACTCTCCTCGATTGTGATCGTCTCATCCCCGATTACCGTCACCAACGGAACGAATGATGTAACAGTTCCGATATCAATACTTCTCGTGTAAGTAATAGGACTTATCGGAGCTGAGATCCAACTCGTCATCGCTGCCCACGTTGCGGGGTCTGTCCAATCTCCGGAGTCGTCAGCTATCAACCATCCTTTCGCTCCTGAGATGTGGCAGTTTACCTTCGTCCCAGTCCAAGTAGGCTCTTCGATTATATCTTCGAGCGAACCTGCTATCCGAGGATCGGGCAGAATTGCGTTATCGATAAAGCGTACTGAGGTACTTTTGTTCCCCCCTGTATCAACGTTCTTTATCGCAAACGTGTAAGTCCCAGCTGCAAGCTGGTTTGTTTCAAATGGGGAAGCAATCAGGAGACCTGTATGCAATAACGTCATCGCATCCCAATTACTAGTAGCACCTAGCAGATACCGTATTTCTACTCCTGCAAAGTCGTTAGGCGGAGAGGCTGTTGACCAAGCAAGCTCTCTTGTTCCGTCGGGCTGAGCACTAATAACAAAGAAGGATACGGTTGGTGGATTGAGATCTACTACTAAAGAGGTAGCTACCTCTGATAGGTTATCCGACGTATCTATTGCCTTTACCAGCAATCTAGTACTAGAACCACTCTGGATTATTCTCCAGACATCAAGTCTAGTTTCCGTGATGAACCCTTGCGAGTGGGCAGGAGTTGCTGTATTCCAATCGTCAGATCCACTATCCTGGTACCGTACGACATACCCTTTCAGATCGATGTCTGCATTGGGGGACCACGACAGGATCGGATCAGCGAAGCTTAGGCCACTAACGTCTAGAGGAGGAGCCGACTTTCCAATAACCTGGTGTGTAATAGTTGTACTAGCTCCGACGATCCCGAAGGCGCTAACCAACCGAATCCGGATTGTATATGTAGCTAAGTCCTCTAAAGAGTTTAGGTAGGCTTGTACTGCGTCTGGGGGCAGTTGGACTGTATTTGAGAAGACAGTCTCCGCAACCCTCTTAAAGGAGAGCTCGATATGGCCATTGTTCAGGACTATTCCATCAGTTACGACGTTCCATGTTACGTTCACTCTTGTGATTACTGTTCCATCCGAGTTCCTATACAAGAATTCAGTTCCTGACTGTGCACTCAGACCAGTTACAACATCAGGCTCCTTAAATGGGCTTGGCAGATTGGTAGCTGGAGGTGTGGGTTGTGGTAGATCATCTGCATTCCAATCGTAGATTGCCGAGTTCGTTTCCCTTAAAGCCAGATTCACAAGAAGAACAGGCTTATCGCCCCCAGCTACTGATAAGGTCGCCTCAACGATGGTAAATGGTTTAGCAGTCCAGCCATACTTATCGAACGTCAGAGCTACTGTCCTACCTGTAGCTACTCTCCAAGTAGAGAGGTTGAACGGAGCGCTGACTGTAAGGGAGGAGCGCCTTCTACGAACCTCAATTGTTGCCAACCTCTGCGCCTGAGCGGAAGACGTAACGAATGATGTAAGATCCATGTCTATCCAGATCTTCTCTCCACCGTCCTCCGCAAGGTAGGGGTCGGTAGGCTCAATAGGAGGAAAGTCTGTCTGTTGCCAATTCGCTGCAGGACTTATAAAGACTCCCTTCGCTCCATTAGCCCACTGAGCTCTAGGAGGGAACCTCTCTATATGCATCGCTCCTGCGAAGTGGGTCTCGTCAAGCGTAATAGTTGGGGCCTCGTACGCCCCAGCGAAGGTACGCCAAACGTTCGAAGTTTGGGTTAGAGTACCTGCATCAGCAGCTAGAAGCCTCTCCAGAATATCTACTGGACGCTCGGATAATCTAAACGAGCCGTTTGCCCGATAACGTGGCTCGTCATAGTAAATGAGCGTATGAGTTCCGCTACCTACGGTTGTGATGGCTATTGCTGTTCCCACAAGAGCATTAGCGTAGCTGCTGGCTAGCTTAAGTGTTCCCGTCGTATCAGCGTTCGGCTCAAGTAAGATAGGAGGGAAGAACGGATAGTAAGTTACGCCCTCAACTAAAGGAGAAGGTAGGCTACCACCAGTAGATACCCTTATACCATCTCCTAACAGGGGGAGACGCGAGCCATCAGCCAGTAGTAAGGAGCTGTCCACAGGATTCGCCGAAAAGGTCGTTGACGCGTCCGACAGAAGCACTCTCTCTTCGGCTATATCGGCAGCTACTCCAAACTCACTAGTTGACATCTCAGAGATGTCGGCACCGATTCCCCACTCCGTATTCGTAAGATATGTTAGCCTAACAAGGGGGGGATTTGGTGTCCAGTGTACGGTACCTGTTCGCGGATCGTAAGTCTTCAATCCTCGCACAACAGCACTGATGTTAGGTACTCCACCCCCATTACTATTCTGTAGGAATGAGGCGTCGAACCGTATGTATATCTTGGCATGTCCTGTCTGTTTATGGAGGTCCGTCCACTTACCTTCGGACTCATTTACTAGGTCAGGAAATGGCTGTCCTACTGTATCTCCTAGCTCCTTCTTTATACGGGTTACATAAGTGAGGTTCGGTGTGTAGTAGTCGACATTTACAGGAATCGACTCTGCGCTCGCATGGAACGTAAGTATGGTTCCAACTCGCTTGTATTCATTGTAAGCCGCTGGTGTAGCTGGGCTAACGTCTACGCAAGTGGTAATAAAATTGTTAAAGTCTGGATCGTCTGTGCCTAGGAATACGTTAATTATGGACGAAACTGGATTCGTCAATGTAAACGTCTGACTCTCTACGAGACCGACGTTGTGCTTCATTGTCGGGTTGCTAGAAACAAACCGCCCAGATATGACAAACCCGTTACTGTCTATCATTCCTGACTTTATTACCTCATCGTCAAGCCATATATCTCCAATCTCCTCGAACGTATGGCACCCAAGAGTAACGATTATATGCAGATACTTCTTGTCCTCTGTCAGGTACACAAAAGTCAGATCACCACCAATTCTACACTGACCAATAACAACCTGCCAGGGAGATATAGGCTGTCTAACGGAAACGTTCCGGCCTATATTGGAGATGACTCCGCTGCCTTGAGTTCCTGGATGTCTAGTAAGAGCCCTAGAGGCTTGTGACAGGATATAAACCTTAACGACAGTCTGCCAGAAACCCTCTTCCCAGAGCCAGGTCCAAACAGCTTCGGCAGCAGCAGCGGCAGCTTCCCAGACCATTCTTAATCTCCTACATACTTCTGGTGAACGTACTCGGAGCGGGTGTATCCGTGCTGTTCGGCTAGAGCCGACCAGTCTTTCCACACCTTAATGTGGACAGAAATAACACTAACCCCCTTTAGCTTCAATTCCTTCTCGGCGAACCTTAAAAGGTCCCCAGCTATCATATCCAGCTCTACGGCTCCTAGACTATCCGTTCTATGCTCTTCATCCACATAGAACAGTCTGTGGATCGCAGATATGTTCTTCGAGTAGTCTATACCCCGCTGTATTAAAGATACACAGTATCCTATCAATCTACCCTCCTCCCGCACAGTAGCAATCTGCAGCTTACCGCAGGCTTCCAGAGCAACGTAGCTCTGATAGTCAGGAGCCAGCTCAACCTTACCTTTGAAGGGAGCGATCTCCTGCCAATGGGCGTGTAGAAGAGGCTTGATCTCCTCAAGAACCTGTGCTACACTCTCCAGTGCGAACATGAAATAGTCCTTACTCATGATGTAGACGACTCGTTCAGTACAAAGTTGGAATCCTGTAGTACCTCAACGTATTCAAACCCTAAGTCGGTGGGGTCTCGGAGGCTCTGATCTTGAGTGGTATAGCGCCTTTCTTTTGGGACATCTAGAACTGCTAAACGGTCTTCGTACCTAGCTATAATTCTGGATTCATCTCCGGAATCATCTATAGGAATGGTGTCGAAGCGTCCCTGTTTGATCAGATCTGGAGTGTCTATCAATTTGGGTATTCTTATTAACCGTGCTGGATTCGAGCCGCTTCGGTTAAGAGTCCAAGCTTCGCTGTTCACAGGATCGTAGGTGGCTACTATCGTACCGTCTATCCCATCTCGGATTTCGGCATAGTGGATGTCTCCTGTGTATAGGAATGAGGCGTCGCTATTCCCTATACGTATCGGCGCAGTACTGTCGAAGAACGAATTCGTACCAGTAAAGATTCTAGGAGTAGTACCGCATGGAGTCCATATTACACCATTGTCGCTCTTGAGGAACGTAAGCACGCGATTACCTGAGCCGTTATCGACATCTTCGGTAATCCGGAACCAAGATGTCGCACCAGCAGGAGGCATACCTACAGAGTTAAAAGAGTTGTCAACATTTTCTGCGACGCCGTCGTTGCTCCAGTACCAGAAAACAGAACCGTCACCGGCAATGCTGAGCTTCCACGATCTTTGGTTTCCGGCAGTATCCCATTTAGAAATCAGTGTAGCAGTACTCCATACATCAAGTCGGGCTTTCACCCTAATATCAATGTCGCCAGAGAAGCTTAGCGGAGCCGAGTCCGGAAGACTGACGTAGTTACCACTCGTAGCAGATGGTAGAGACAGATAGGCAAAATCCTCGAACAAACCAAGCCAGACCTTACCAGAACGGTTCTTTCTAGAGGAGGTCAGAGCTAGAGCTACCATACTGGAACTTACACCAGAAAGCCAGACCTCGAAGGAATTGGCCTGAAGCTCAGTAGTCTCTTTAACCTCTCCTAGACCTATTAAGTTTCCAACGCCGAGCCAGCTATTGCCATTCCATGATATAGTACCTATACCTGACCATAACCTAACAAAGGCAGGATTTCCTTCACCGTCTACGAACTCCCCTTCGTAGATGATGGCTGGACGGACTACAGTTTCCTGGATCGCAGATGCTAGTGCAGCTGTTAGAGTCCGTTCAGCCATTAGATAGCCTCCATCGCGGAAATAGATAGGCCGTAAGTGAGAGCTACGTCGATAGACCATTCCGAATCGTTACTGTCCAGTCTCCAGACAGCTTTCGGGCTAGACAGTGTCAAGGAGGCATTGTCCACAGGCGTCTCCCTAATCTGCGGAAAGAAATCCAGAGTAGCTTGTCCAGAACCGTTAGCTGTGAACGCCTTTGTCAGTTTGTACATCCGAGAGGACGCTCCACTCCCCAACTGGAACCAGTCACCTTCTAGTCCTGTCCTTCCAGGAACCAGACCGTCGATATCGAGAACGTACCCGACTTGACCAGCCCCCATTACTAATGGAGAGCTTCCAGCCCAGGTACCTCTAGGGGTGGGATTGGCTACGTCCCCAGCTAAGAAAGTACCCCTCCGGCCCCTTAGAGCTAACTTCCAAGCTACATACAGCTCTCCGTCGGCCCTCTTTAACGGCGGAAGAGTTGCTTGGAGTATCCACGCCTCTGCAAGACTGTCTTGCACCTGTTGTGTTAAAGAGAAGGGAGATGTCGACATGCCTACAACAGATCTGCCCGTAATGGTAAGTTGGGAGAAGGATCTGGAAGCCGCAGGTAGGCTTAAAGGATACGAGATGGTCATAACTTATCTTCCTACGGTTAAGGGTCTGCGCCTTCTAGCTTCTGTTACAGCCGAGACGGCTCTTGTTTCTATTGATCCATTGACCTGTAGAACCAACGCTCTGAGGTCGGCTACTGCTTTATCACTAGCTCCCCGCATATCTACGTAAAAGGTTGGGCCGCCTCCTAGTTGCTTGTTAGGTATTACCTGCCCTCCCGTAGCAGCTGTTATCAGTTCTGGGCCGCTCTCTCCTACTATCATATCCTGACCAGCGAAGAACTTACCGCCAGAGGCATACGCTCCGGTGATACCAGCAACCCCGGCAGAAGCGCCATAACCAGAACCGCCACTAATGAAGAATGCGGACGCTCCACCTAGGATACTACCGAGGAGGCCGGGCGAGCTTCCGGTACCTGCAGAGAAAGCAATTATCCTCTGTATCTGTATCCGGATTAGTTGGTCGACTATGTAGTTAGCAAAGTCTCTCCACTGCCACTTACCTGTCTTGACAAAGTCGACTAAGGAGTCCTCCAGGTTCTTGAATGTGTTGGTGAAGAAGTCTTTAGTCTGTTGAGCAGCATTGGTAGCTGCCTCTACATAATCGTCAATACCCTGCTTCATCCCTGTTGTCCACAACCGAGACTTTTGGTACGCCATGTTAAGCTTATCAATCCACTCGGTCTTCAAAGCTTCTCCAGCCTTGAAGATAGCATCTACTATAGCAGGGAACCTCTCGGCATCTATAGATGCCGCGGCCTTCTGTGTTGCGACGTCGATATCACGGACCTTTGTTAATTTGCTGATCTCTAGAGCCGTATTACCGATCATGTCATTGGAGAGCTGTTGAGCTCTAAGACTTTCCTGCTGAGTAGACCAGAATGTTCCGAAGGTCTGACGGGTCTTTTCCTCTTCGTCGTTCAAAACCTTCATAGCGTCATATTCAGCTTTGATTATATCGACGCGCTGGTGACGGTAATCTATCTCAGCGGCTAAGTTGAGTAGAACTACCTTAGTCTGTTCGCTAAAGTCCTTCCAGGAACCAGTAAGCACTCTGTTTAGTATTATTTCTTGTTCAGTCTGCTTGTCTAGGTTATCTCGCTGTTCCATTAACCTTTGGACAGCAGCCCTTTCCCTATTAGTCAGCTCATCTGTGTTCGCTGTGTTTCCTGCTCCCACCTTCAAGTTGTTTATGCGGATCATCTCCTTCTCTAGTTGATCCCGCAACGCGGTCAACTGAGCCAGCCGCGTCCGAAGAGCCAGCACATCAGCGCCAGGAGTAGCTCCAGGCGTATCAGCTAATTGGCGCTTGCCTGAGCGAGACATCGTCATCCGAGCGGCAGACTGCGTTATCTTCTGTTCAGACTCCAACTGAGCGCTAACTAAGGCATTGATCTTGTCGATCTCGGCTTGGATATCAGACATCCGGTCTAGAACCGATATCTTCATTTCGCGAGTGGTACGACGATCCGACTCACCCAACTTCTCTTGAATGTCAACCCACTCCTTGGTCTTCTTCAGGAAGTCTTCTGTGCCAGTAGCTACGGCATCGGTCTCCTTATGTAGAAGCCGATAGCCTACAGCAGCTCCTGCAGCAGCCAACCCTAAAGCGGCTAGGATAGGAAGAAGAGTTCCTCCTGAGGCTGCTATGCTCGCAAGAGCAGCTCCAATCCCTACGGCTCGGAGAGCTGTTAAAGCCACTGTAATAGCGTTGATAGCCGGCTTTAACATAAGCAGAAGCCTATATACAGCTAGACCTGCTCCTGCTCCTGCTATAGCACCGAGCCACGCAACTACCTCCTCCATGTTCTTGGAGATGGAGTCTAGGATACCTCTAGTGCTCACCATCGCTGACCGGAATAGTTCCGAAAACCGGGTTACGGAGTCGAACCTCTTCTCCAGCTCGAATATCGAGTTGCCGAACTTCTCCATCTCGCCCTGGATGGACTTCGCAGATTCTGCAGCCGCAGGACCGAATATCTCCTTCCAAGCGGCTGCCATTCTAGGTAGCAACTCTTCCGGAAGAACCTTACCAGCCTTGATCATCCTGTTGAACTCGGCAGTAGACTTACCCATAGCGCGAGCGGCCAACTCGAACGAGCCCGGAAGCAAGTCGCCCAATTGACGGCGCAGCTCTTCCATTGTAACTACACCTTTGGACATCATCTGTTCCAAAGCTAGGAAGACGAGATTAGTACGCTCCGTATTCAGTCGCATAGCCGAAGCCGCTGTAGCAGCTCCTTCGAATATATCTCTCGTCGTCCCCAGAGACTGTCCTGTCAGTCGTGCCGAGGTTCCGAATTTAGCGTAGGATTCCGTCAGACCTCGGACGTTCAGACCTAGCTTATCAGCTTGACCTTGGATGTACTCGAACTCCTCTCCCACTAGCGCAGAGGAGCCTGAAGCAGCCGTCAACTGAGCATTAAACCTCTGCATATCAGTTACAGCCCTGACGCTAGCTGCTCCTAACAAGCTGAGTACCGTAATAACACCCGCTGTACCAGCTACGAACAAGGCAGCAGAAGCTGACCCAGACTCGAATAGAGCGGCCAGAACAGCTAGACGAGCACCAACCCCAGATAGAGGACCTACAGCTATAATAGCCGCTCTGTCTAAGGCTCTAAAACCTTCCGCTAGCTTGCTAGCTTCCTTGGCAGCTATCCCCATATTGGCGGTGCCTAGGATAGAAGACATTCCTTGCGTACCACGGGCTATCTGGTTCTTAGTTAGAACCTCTGCCTGCTTAGTAAGCGTGTTTGTCAGTCTCTGATAGGAGACGTTAACTTTGTCGATCTCAGCCGCAGCTAGTCCTGTCTCACGCATCTTAGATGTCGTGGCCGAGGTACGCTGGAACAGAGAGTTTAAGGACCTCTCAATACTAGAGAACTTGGAGTAAAGCTTATCAGCCCCCTCATCTGTCGAGGCGGCAAGAGCATCTACCTGCCTACCAAACTGCCGGAGCGTCCTGAGAGACGCCTCCAGCGGTTTAGTATCAGGAACTAGGCCGAATCCTACTGTTCCTAGGTCTACCTGTCGTCTTGTTGCCATTTACGTACTTCCCTATGTAAACGACCCATCGAGCGAACTCATCTGCAGATAGGGCTCTTACCTCTTCCTCAACCAGCCCTAAATGATAACCGACTGCATGGACTAGAAGGAGAGGGGAGCCCTTCTTCAGTCCAATGCGGCCTTCTCTACCGTTTTCGGCAGATCCATATTCTCCTGTACGGCGTCAATCAGCGCTTGATAGGTGCCTCCTTGAGGCATGTTCATCAGGTTATCGAAGTCTGCCTCCTCGAACAGAGGCTCCGATGTTCCTGGTACGAAGCAGGAGTTGATCAGCATGCGCATAATGCGCTTCTTGATGTTCTCCTCCGAAACCGAGTCCAGCATCACCCCTACCGATGGCTGTATCACCTCGATCTCAACCCCTTCACCGAGAATGACAATCCTAGATCGGGGTTTGGTCGCAAAGACCTTGCTACGTAGCGCGTTTCTTGCTTCACTGCTAGGTATACTCATAACTGACTCCTTTGATACGTTGTACTACAACTCGGGAGGACTCAATAAGTCCTCCCACCAAACTACACTAGATCACCGTCGGGGCACCGCTCATCTGTAGCGTCACCGCGAAGGTGTTTGGAGCTTCCAGCCCACCCGTAAGAGTCAAACTGGTCAGAACGCCTTCACCCTTCCAGCCAGCTACTCCGTCGTGCAGGTACTTCCCGAAGACGGGGGAGTCAGCCAACCACGCATCGATGGCTGTCTGGATCGCTGTTGGGATGGGAGAGCTCACCCCATGCAACCACTGGAAAGGATAGGAG